ATGGGAATATCCGTTTCAGGAAGTTTACAGCAGGACTGGATACATCATATTCCTCAAAATCTCCGGATACTATTGCAATGATCTTCCAGGGCATTACGGATGACCGCAAGCTGATCACACTGGCTGAGAAGGTATATAGCAACGCGGATCTCAGTGTGCCGCTGGCTCCTTCTGACACAGCGGTAAAGTTTATAGCTTTTCTGGATAGATGCAGATCGGAATGGGGATTTGCAAAAGAGTCTTTTATTGACTGCGCAGATGCGGCGACAATAACAGAACTTCGGAAGTATAAGCGCCTGCATGGGTGCCTTTATAATTTCATTGAGTCCTACAAGAAGGTAACAATACTGGACCGTATCAATTTACAACTGGGATGGATCCAGCAGGACTGCTATCTGGTAGTTGAGGATTGTACAAACCATATCTCGGAATTGGAACGCTATTCATGGGACGAGGAAGAGGATGTTCCGGTACCGGAGGATAAGAACGACCATACGATCAATGCAAACCAGTACACATGGATTCCATACCGGAATATGATTGGATTCGAGGAGGATAAACAGAGGTGAACCTGATGGAAAAGATAAATGAGAATATCAAAAGAGGTATACGGAGCTGGCTGAATGTTTCTCCGGCGAATCCCTATGTGTTCAATATCAATGAGATGATGGACTTCGAGGGGAATGCGATCCGAAACCGCATCTGGTATCGTGGTGACAGCAACGAACTGGAGCAGTTCTATGAGCAGAATGCGGAATATGCAGATAAATATAAATTCTGGTCCAGCAAGAGTACACCGGGGATGGAAATGCGCAAGATCCACACAGGTGTTCCGGCGCTTACGGTGAGAACTCTGGCAGCAGTAGTCCTTCCAGATATGAGGGAATTTGAATTTTCCTCAGAGAACGAAAAGCAGAAACAGATATGGAAAGACATTGCAAAGCCTGAGAATAATAACTTTGCCGATAAGGTAGAGGATGCAATCAAAGAAGCGCTGTATATCGGAGACGGGGCTTTTAAAGTGTCCATTGATACAGAAGTCAGTGAGTATCCGATTTTAGAATGGTATGCCGGGGATCGTGTTGAAATCATACGGAAAAAGGACAAGGTCCGGGAAGTGATATTTAAGACACCATACAGCGGAGGAGGAAAGACATATGTGCTCAATGAGGTATATGGATATGGGTATGTAAAGAACGAACTGTATCTGGATAACAGACAGGTTCCGCTGACTACACTACAGATAACCAATTCACTGGAAGATGTGACCTTCGATAAAAGCGTTATGCTGGCGGTGCCTATGATGTTCTATAAGTCGGCAAAATATGAAGGACGTGGCGGAAGTATCTTTGACGGAAAGGTGGACAGCTATGATGCGCTGGATGAAGTATGGAGCCAGTGGATGGATGCGCTGAGAGCAGGAAGAGCCAAAACATATATTCCGGACTGTCTGGTTCCGAGGGATCCGGAAACAGGAGCTGCGATAACACCGAATCCGTTCGATAACAGATATTTTGCAGCAGAAGGAGACCAGCGCGAAGGGCAGAAAAACGTAATCAGTACAGACCAGCCGAGCATTCCTCATGACAGCTATCAGGCTTCCTACTGTACGGCACTGGACCTTTGCCTGCAGGGGATCATCAGTCCTTCTACACTGGGGATTGATGTAAAAAAACTGGATAATGCAGAAGCGCAGCGTGAAAAGGAAAAAACAACGCTGTACACAAGAAACATTATCGTGGAAACTCTTCAGACAGTATTGCCACAGGTAGTATCCATGTGTATCAACGCATATCACCTGATGAAGAATGAGGCAGTGGAAAGTGTAGAGGTAAATCTCCCATTTGGAGAATATGCCAATCCTTCATTTGAATCTCAGGTGGAAACAGTTGGTAAGGCAAAGCAGAGCGGAATCATGAGCATTGAGCGCTGTGTGGAGGAATTATATGGTGACAGTCTGGATGATAACTGCAAAAAAGAAGAAATTGCAAGGCTCAAGGCTGAGCAGGGGATTCAGAGCATTCCGGAGCCGGAGATCAGGACGGATGCAGGAGAATTCAGGATAAACGGATTTACTGGAGGCAGTGATGGAAGTAAAAGTAGCAAAAAAAACATACCGGATGAACCGGGAGGAGTACCAGGGGCTACTGAAGGTGGCCAGTGAGCAGGTCCCGAAAGGAATCTATGCAGTGGAAAAAGGTAATTATGCGGAACTCCGATGTGATCATTGTACCAGCGTCACGCAGATCAAGACATTGACCAGACAGTTTAAAAGCCAGGGATTCAAGGTATATGCAAACGGCAGGTGATTAGATGCCTAAGATAAATTCAGAATATGATATCGGAGCAGCATTCGAAGCTATTGAGAATGAACTCATTGCTTCCATGATCCGGAATATGCGAAGACATAAGATTGAGGAAATCGATGAAGATAAGCAGTGGTCCATGTGGCAGACAGAGCAGCTCCGGTCGTTGGAAAAGTACAGAAAAGAGAATCAGGAACGATTTGGTACAAAATTTAAAGACATTAATAACCGGATCGAAGCGCTGATCAGTACTGCCAGGGATGAAGGAGATATGGAGCAGGAGATAGCCATACTGGAGGCTATAAAGAAAGGTTTCCCAGCAAGAAGAGTAAGTCCGGGAGCATCGGCGGCATTCTTCCGGTTGAACCAGAGGAAGCTGGAGGCGCTGATCCGGGCGACCACATCAGACATGGAAAAGGCTGAGACAGCCGTCCTGCGCATGGCAAATGACCAATATCGTAAGATTATTTTTAATGCTCAGGTATATGCCAACAGTGGAGCAGGGACTTATGAGAAGGCGGTAGACATGGCCACAAGGGATTTCATTGCCGCTGGTCTTAACTGTGTGGAATATGCCAATGGATCCAGACACACATTGGCAGACTATGCGGACATGGCAATACGGACAGCCAGTAAGCGTGCATACCTGCAGGGGGAAGGGCAGAAAAGGCAGGAATGGGGGATATCCACGGTGATCATGAATAAGCGTGGAAATCCCTGCCCCAAGTGTTTACCGTTTGTTGGTAAGATACTGATCGATGATGTATGGAGCGGTGGAAGCGCCAAGGATGGACCATATCCCCTGATGAGCGCGGCAATAGCAGCAGGACTATACCACCCTAGATGCAGAGACAGCCACACTACCTATTTTCCAGAACTGGAGGATTTGGATAATGAATACAGTAAAAAAGACATAGAAGATATCGAAGAACAGAACAGGAAAGAAGTAAGACAGCAATATGCAGAGAGACAGGAGAAAAAATTCCATAGATTAGCATCATTTTCACTGGATCCGGAGAATAAAAGCAAGTACCGTGCGAAGGAAAAAGAATGGAGTCAGGAAACGGAAGACCGGTATAAAATTCCTGATGAGGTGAAAGTGCCGAGATCGGATACTCCGCAGATCATGATCGATTTAGTGGATCAGTACACAAAAGATGAGTGCATCAAGATAGATGAACTGTCAGAATATGCATTTTCGTATGATCTTGATAATGATTTGATAATTATCAATCCGAGACATCCGCAGTATGAAGAGGAGAACTACAAGCATGTGCTGGCGCATGAAATAGCCCATAGAATTGATCATAATGAGTATGGCAGTCCCATGTATGCTGAATTCGCAGAGGCAATAAAAAATACAGAAAACAAAATATTGCAAAAAAAGGAGAAGTATCAACGGAGACTTGCTGTAAATGGTGATTTAGAGTACAATTACTTCATCAGTGATATAATGTCATGCATAACAGACAATGTGATTACAGGAGTATACAGACATGAATCACAATACATAGGTAAACCCGGGTATGCGGAGTCGGAGATATTTGCGGATATATATGCTGCATTGTATCAGTCGGATGATATAACTGTAGAATTCATAAAAAGTGAATTGCCAGAGCTATATGAAGCATTTATGAAAGTGCTAAAGAGGTAATTATGTTCAAAAAAGAATTTGTTGAAAAAATGAAAAACGATGAGGAACTGCAGGAGTTGCGCAGGAAAGTATTATCCTTCTCCGAAAAAATGGGAGATGCCGCATACATCATCGGAAAAGATAAAAGCTATGAGGATTATAAAGAACGTTTGCGAAGAATGGTAAAAGAACATGAAGCCACCGGTCAGTAGATTGGTGGTATTTTTATCTCGAAAAAAGAAAATTGCACCGGTGCAACAAATAATCTGGAATCAACACGCTTCATGGCGTGTTTTTTTATGCCCAAACACGAGCAAGGCAATAAACTGCAGCGTGACCGGAGACACCGAAGACAATGGATCGCAGTAAGGGTGACACCCTCAAAATGGAAAGGAGCACGTTATGTTTTACAAGACAGTAAGAAGATTCTTAGACCCCGATGGAAGCCAGGGCGGAGCACCGGCAGGAGAACAGACTAATCAGCAGTCACAGCAGAATGCAACACCGCAGATTGACTATGGGAAAATCCAGCAGATGTTGGATGGAACGCTTGCGGCAAAAGAGGATACGGCATTGAAAGCCTATTTCAAGCAGCAGGGACTTTCCCAACAGGAGGTGGAACAGGCTATAGCAACCTTCAAGGAACAGAAGGCGGCAAATCAGCCGAATGTGGAAGCATTGCAACAGCAGGCTGCAACCGCAGCAGCTGAGGCAAGACAGGCACAGATCCAGCAGGCAGCGACGATGGCAGCAGTCGGACTGGGAATCAGCGTAACATCCATTCCCTATGTACTGAAGATGGCAGATTTCAGCCAGACAGTAGGACAGGATGGAAAGATCAGCAATGAGAAACTTACGGAAGCCCTGAATAAGGTGCTGGAGGATATTCCTGCATTAAAGCCGCAGGAGACAGATACTACAGGTTTCCTTCATGTAGGGACAGGCGGAGATCCTTCGCAGCATACACAGCAGGCAACCGTACAACAGCAACAGACACCGACCAAAAGATGGAATCGGTGGAACTAAGGAAAGGAAGGTATAAGATATGCCTAATTTAAACTATGCACAGCAGTGGAGTCCTGAACTCCTGCAGATTCTGATGCAGGGAGCGTTAACCTCTCCCTTCATTACATCTAATGTAAGATGGCTTGATGCGAAGACATTCCACTTTACACAGATGAGCACCACTGGTTATAAGAATCACAAGAGAACCGGTGGTTGGAACATGGGATCCTTCGATCAGACAGATGTTCCGTTTACAGTAACCCATGACAGAGACGTTCAGTTCCTGGTAGACAAGGCAGATGTGGATGAGACCAACGCAACTGCATCCATGCAGAATATCTCCAGAACCTTCGAACAGACTCAGGTAGTGCCTGAGACAGATGCCCTGTTCTTCTCCCGTGTGGCACAGGTGGCACAGAAGACAGAGGAATACCACAGCGAGACTGCTATTGCTGCTTATACTAAGGCAAAGGTATTCGGAATGCTGAAGGATATCCTTGCAAAAGGTAAGTTGAGACGGTACAAGGCAAATGGTAGTCTGCTCACGTATGTGGCCAGTCCTATTATGGATGCACTGGAGCAGTCCACTGAGTTTACCCGTAAAATTGAACTTACACAGATCGCTGAGGGTGGTATCGGCATCGAGACCAGAGTAACGGAAATCGATGGTGTACCAATCATGGAAGTTATCGACGATGAGCGTTTCTATGATGCTTTCGACTGGGAGCCTGCTGAGGGTGGATTTGCTCCGCTGAAAAAAGTTGCAGCAGACAGCACTCATAATATCGAAGCAGTAACCGGAGCTCATAAGATCAATGTACTGGTGGCATGCGGACAGACCTGTAAGACGGTTCCTAAGATTGCTTCTATCTATTATTTCAATCCCGGAACACATACAGAAGGAGACGGATACCTGTACCAGAATAGATCTCTGTCTGATACCTTTGTATTCCCGAATGGTCGTGACGGTAAAGTGGATAGCGTCTATGTAGATGTGGATACCACGGAGTACACCGGGGAGTAAGGAGGGCATATGTCCTATAAACCTTATGTAAGAAAAGAAGAGTACACAGAGATCTATAATGGCAGCGTGATTCCTGACGAAGAGCTTGAAAAGGCACTCCGTCAGGCATGCCGACATATTGACAGCCTGACATTTAACCGGATTGTGGCTGCAGGATTCGATCATCTGACAGCTTTTCAACAGGAGACGATAAAAGAAGTTGTCTGCCTGCAGGCAGATTTCGAATATGAGAATGCAGATGAAATCAATACGATTTTATCCAGCTATAGCATAAATGGAGTATCCGCACAGTTCGGAAGTTCCTGGAATGTTTTCATGGAAAAAGGTATTGCCATGAAGCGGGATGTCTATTCGTTGCTGATGCAGACGGGTCTGTGTTGCAGAATTGCGAGGTGATTCCATGAAATATCCGTGTCTGGTGCCCAAAAGATTATGCAAGACAGATATCTCCGTTGCGATAGATCAGGAAGGACTGAACAAATACGGGGAGCCATTGAAGCCGGTGGAATATTCTGGAAAATGTAACTATCAGGATAAAGCCAAGACTGTGCTGACATCGGAGAAGAAACTCATAGAGATTACAGGGACAGCATTGTTTCCCGGAGATATATGCCCGGAGCTTACGGTCATATCAGGAGGCAGTGCGGTGATATTCGGTGCAAAACGCAGGATTCTTGAGGGCCGTAAGGCGAGAAACCCGGATGGAACAGTCAACTATACGGAGGTGCTGCTGATATGATCAGTGTAAATTCTACAGTAAAACTGAATTTTCCGAAGATTCAACAGCTCACAAGAGCACAGGTGGTGGCTTTAGAGCAGACCGCTGAGGCGTTGCATACCAATGTAGTGCAGGCACAGGTGTTCCCAAGGGATACCGGCAATCTGCAAAACGAGAGCACTTTTGTTGATTATTCGGAGAGCAGCCAGGGAAAAGTCAGTATCATATCCAGCACACCCTATGCAAGACGGCTTTATTTCCACCCGGAATATCATTTCCAGAAGACGGAGAACCCGAATGCAAGAGGCGAATGGTATGAGGACTGGATCTCTGGGAAAAAATCAGAGTACTGCCAGAAAGCATACAAACAAATATACAGGAGGATTGCCGGATTATGATGTTATCGGATGTGCGGGATTATGTGGAATCCCTTGAACTGGCAGACCATGTATATATGGGAAGCCTGCCGGACAAGCAGGAGAAGTCCATCGGTGTTTATAACAGCAAACATCAGCAGGAGTATAAGACAGCATTAGGAGGACCACAGCTTGCATCTTACGGGACAAAATATGTCACCCTGTTGATTCACTGGAATAATTCGCCGAGAGAATCAGAAAAGGCAGCCATGACAGCATTTGATGCGGTGAAGGCTGCAAGAAATGTAACGGTCAACGATCAGTTGATAAAATTTATACAGCCTCTTTATGAACCACAGGATGTCGGAAAAGATGATGCCGGTATCTGCGAATGGGTCATAGAGATGGCTGTTATTTATGAGAAAGGAAAAGGTGAAAAAGAATGAGCACACCTATTACAGGAGTATATCCATGCTATGAAAACCAGTTCCAGATCAATGCGGCAGCAAGCGGTGTAGAAAAGAAAATGGTTGATATTGCGGACTGCGAGACATTCAGTGTATCTTTCGATAATGGAGTAGAGGAATGGCATCCGTTTACAGAAAAAGGATGGGTGAGACGCCTGCTTACCAGTAAGGGAGTTACCATATCCGTAACTGCGAAACGTAACGTAGGAGATGCCGGTAATGATGCTGTAGCAGCACTTGCGTGGGTAAACGGCCGCTCTGCAGAGAAAGATGTCCAGTGGACATTCCCCGACGGAACCGTGGTGCTGTTTGCCGGAGCAGTCGTGAACGTAAAGAACATTGGAGCAGGAGACTCTACAGCTGTGGCACCGTTGGAATTCGATATTATGAGCAATGGAAAACCTGAGATTACTCCCGCAGCATAAAAACAGGAGGCTATTATGGCAAAGAAAATCGTAGATATTACAGAAAAGCTGAGTTTTGACGAGAACCCGGTATTGAAGATTAAGGATGTTACCGTAGAAGTAAATTCCGATGCAGCCACTGTGCTGAAGATCATGGGTATTTTTTCGAAGGGTACATCAGCTAAAGAAGTGTTGGCGGTATATGAACTGATTTTTAATGAGAAGGATCGGAAAAAGATCGATAAACTGAATCTCCAGTTCAAGGATTTCCAGACAATCATCATGGCAGCAGTAGACATGATCACGGGAGACGAAGAGCCGGGAGAGCAGTGACCCGTACTATGATCTGATCGGAGATTACAGTCTGATCGTATCATCCTTCCAGGCGCAGTACGGGATTCGGCTGTCAAAAGAAATTGATACCATGAAGTGGGATGAGTTTAGGGATCTTCTTATTGGAATCGGACCGGAGACACCGCTGGGACGGATCGTAGCAATCAGGGCCGAGGAGGATAAGGATATTTTAGACCATTTTACTCCGGAACAACACAGAATCAGGAATGAATGGCGTGCAAACAGAGCAAAAAAGGTAGCACCTGATAATATGGCAGCAGTACTTGATCAACTGAAGAATGCGTTCATTTCTCTGGCAGGGGGCGATATACATTGAAAAAGTAGATAAGAAAAAAGTAGTGTGTCCTTACTGTGGGCATCCGGTGAATGCAATGCAGACGGAAGATGCACATTGCAGGGGAATTTATTTCCGATGTAAAAATAAGGACTGTAAAAAGATTTTTGAGTTGAAGTTATAAGACGCTGTGCCGATGTGCCTGTCTTAGAAGGCAGGCTGGTTATGAGTGAAGCTACAAGCGTTGGACAGATCGGACTCGATCTTGTTGTAAATAAAAAAGATTTTAATAAGCAGATGAGCGGCATCCAGAACCTTGCCACGAAAGTTAGCAAGAAACTGGCTGCCGCTTTTGCTGTAAAGAAACTCGTAGATTTCAGCGCAAAGTGTATCGAACTGGGATCAGATCTGAGCGAGGTGCAGAACGTTGTAGATGTGACTTTTCCTGCAATGTCAAAGCAGGTAGATAAGTTTGCACAGAATGCCTCAACAGCGTTTGGCTTATCCGAAACAATGGCAAAGAAGTATACAGGTACCTTCGGAGCTATGGCAAAGGCATTCGGATTTGGTGAACAGCAGGCATACGATATGTCTACCACGCTGACTGGACTGGCAGGAGATGTAGCATCCTTTTATAACATTACACAGGATGAAGCATACACCAAGCTGAAATCAGTATTCACAGGTGAAACAGAGAGCCTTAAGGATTTAGGCGTCGTCATGACGCAGACGGCCCTGGACGCTTATGCAATGGCAAATGGCTATGGTAAGACCACAGCAGCAATGTCAGAGGCGGAGAAGGTCGCACTACGGTACTCTTTCGTGCAAAGTAAACTTGCGACGGCATCCGGGGACTTTATGCGGACTTCTGACGGCTGGGCTAACCAGGTAAGGATCCTGAAATTACAGACGGAGTCTTTTATGGCGGCAATCGGTCAGGGACTGATCAATGTATTGACACCGGCTATCAAGGTGATCAATACATTGATGGGGAAACTGGTGCAGCTTGCGAATGTATTTAAGGCTTTTACAGAGAAATTTACAGGGAAAAAGGCGGATAATGTTGCTTCGGGAATGCAAGCAGCAGAGGCTGCTTCGGCAGGTGTCAGTGAAAATATCAATGCCGCCGGGAAGGCAGCAAAGAAATTGGGAGGATTACTGTCCTCAGATGAATTGGATTTACTGTCCCAGAAAACTGATACATCTGCGGCAGCAGGAGAAACATCTGGAATAGACATTGCAGGACTGCAGACCGCAACTAAGACAGCGGAAGAAAGTGCTGATAAAATCACGCAGAAATTTTCCGATGCATTCAAAAAGATTCCGAGTGTCAGGACATTTATTGATCAGCTCAATAATGGACTAAAGAAGATTGATTTTGCCGGTCTGAAAAAGAATTTTACCAGAGTAACGACACAATTACAGCCTCTGGCAAAGACAGCAGTTAAAAATCTTGAAACCATCATAGATCCATTGGGTGGATACATGGGGAACAGGATAGGAAATAAGATCGCTGTTACAGTTAAGTTGGTAGATATTGGACTGGATGGAATTGCTGGTTATCTGGAAAAGAACAGCAGTAAAATACAATCCTGGAGCGAGGATGTCAGCCAATCTATAGCAAACGGGTTCATCAATCTCACAGAGATTAATGAGCAGACCTACAATAACCTGCTGGGGGCACTGGATAAGGCAAGACCGGAAATCACAAAGGGACTAGAAGATATTCTGACAGGTTATAATGATTTCGGTATGTCCCTAGGGACGATCCTTGCAAGCGGATTTGATATAGCTACAGAGCACACGTCACAGTGGATGCAGGATAACCAGGAACTGCTGGAAGGTACACTGACAGAATTGTTTGAATTTGGTGGCGAATGCGCATCACTGGTCGGTCAGATTGTAGGAGATTTAGGAAATTCACTTACAGAATGGTGGGATTCCAACGGCAGCAGTGCTTTCGGCAACATAGTTGATGCCTGGAATGATATCAAGAAGACGGTTTTAGAACTGTGGAATGATATTGTGATGCCAGTACTGAATCATGCCAAGGAAGCGTTGCAAGAACTATGGGAAGAAAACCTCAGACCACTATGGGATAACATTCTTGAACTGATTAGTTCAGTAGGAGATTTTCTTGCAGCTACATGGAGCACAGTAATTAAACCAATTATCGGGTATCTGGCACCTACAATCAAGCAGGTGGCAGACATTGTGATAAACATCATGTGTACTGTATTCGCCACCGTGTCAGACCTTATATCCGGAGCTATGAAAATATTAGGGGGACTGTTGGACTTCCTCACCGGAGTGTTTACAGGCAACTGGAAAAAGGCATGGGAAAGCTTACAGAAAATTACGGATGGAATCTGGCAGGCAATATGGGGATCTATCAAGGGAGTATGTAATCTGATCATTGACGGTGTGAATGCAATGATTTCACTGATATATTCTACACTACGCAATGTGGTAAATGGAATCGGAAGCGTCGCAAAAAAGGCAGGAGATCTGGTAGGAAAAGACTGGGGGTTTGAGATGCCGAGTGATCCTCCGCAAATTCCAAAACTGTGGAATGGTGGATATGTCAAGGCAAACACACCTCAGCTTGCCATGATCGGTGATAACCGACATCAGGGAGAAATTGTATCACCGGAAGATAAGTTACAGAAAATGGCACTAAGCGCAGCACAGGCGGCAGCGGGATCGGGAGGATCCATATCTGCGGAAAAGCTGGATAAGATCATTACATTGCTGGAGACTATCATCAGAATATTGGCGTCAGGCAATACGATAGAAATCAATGGTGTAAAATTTGCGGAACTACTGAAAAAGATAAACAGGGAGTACTTTAAGGCAACTGGAAATTACCTGTTGCTGGATGTATAAGGAGACAGCAGGATGGCATTTCAGGCATGGTTATTAAAAGTGGGAGATACTGATATTTCAAAGTATGTAGATATTGAGACCTATAAGGTGAGTCCGGATCAGCGTGCAGATCTGGACTCTGACAGAAATGGTTTGAATATTTTATACCGGGAAGTTGCAGATCATTATACAACAAAAATTGAGTTCAATACGATTCCACTGGAAGCATGGGAAATGACAGAATTTCTACAAGCAATGGAAAAAGCGTACATAAAGGAGAAGGAAAGAAAGGTTATTGTAACTTATTTCGATGTAAATACCGGAGGATATAAATCGGGAGAAATGTATGTACCAAATTATACAGTAGAGACAAAAAGTTGGAATGGCATGGAATTATGGTATAAGCCATTACGTGTTGCGTTCCAGGAGTATTAAGAGGGAGAGGAAATGATAGATTATAAATATAAAGATTTTTATAATGACACATCTGTCTCCAAAAAAATGCAGATTGAATGTAGTGATGGAAGTGTGCTGAATGAGGAGGACTGGAAAGGTGAAAGCGCAGAACTCACAGAGAGACTATGCTCAGAGAGTGAAATAAGTTTTGGCAGATGTGAGGCGAGTACTTTCAAATTGAGGGTCAGGGAACGGGTAGTACCTCTTGCAGGGAAAAAGATATCAGTATCAGTAACATTGGAAGGAGTCGATGAGGCTCCTTTTATGATGGGAGTTTATAAAGTGGATTCTGATGTACCTACGGCAGATAGAAGATATCGGGATATTGTGGCCTATGATGCCATGTACGACCTCCTGAATGCAGAGGTAGCTGGGTGGTATAACAGCCTGACATTTCCAATGACGCTTAGACAGTTCAGAGATAGCTTTTGTGCTTATGTCGGTGTGGAACAAGAAGAAATCACACTGGTCAACGATGATATGGTGGTAGAAAAAACTATCGATCCGGGAGAGCTCCCGGGGAAAACGGTTATTGAATCCATCTGCGAGATTAACGGATGTTTTGGGCACATCGGTAGAAATGGAAAACTGCAGTATGTGGTGCTGGAACAGATGATCGAGGGTCTGTACCCCGCGGATGATCTGTATCCGGCAGATGACCTTTACCCTGCAGATCCGATGGGAACAGCGGAGGTATCCAGGAGCAATTATATCTCCTGCCAGTATGAGGATTTCATAGTTCAGCACATTGATAAGTTACAGATTCGGCAGGAAGAGAACGACATCGGTGCTATCTCCGGTACTGGCAATAACTGTTACATCATAGAGGACAACTTTTTGGTGTATGGAAAGTCTGCGGCAGAACTGCAAACTATAGCCGATAATGTGCTGAGTGTAATCGGTGTCGTATGGTACCGTCCGGCACAGGTGGAAGCCCGCGGCAATCCCTGCCTGGAGGTAGGGGATGGCATCTTGTTGCACACGACTCGGGAGACCATTTATACCTATATCCTGCAGCGCACATTAAAAGGCATACAGGCACTTCGTGACAGCTATACGGCGGAGGGCGAGGAATACAGGACCGGACAGGTCAATGGCATTATGAAGTCCATCATCCAATTGAAGGGTAAGTCGAATGTCCTTACCCGGACAGTGGAAGAGACCCGGCTGGAAATGAAAGATATCGAAAATGACTTATCTACAGAGATAAAAGTGGTAGCAGGAGAGGTTGAATTAAAGGTATCGAAAGATAATCTTATTGCAGAAATAAATCTGACACCGGATAAGGCACTGATCAAGGCTGAGAGGATAGATCTGGTCGGGCTTGTAAATGCAGATGAGATGGTGATCAAGTACGCGACCATCGAAACCTTGAATACTACCAAACTGGAACTAAACAACCTGATTGCCACCAAGGCAACCATCGACTCTCTCAATGCCGTCAGTGGCCGCGTAGGATTACTGGAGGCGGATCATGTGACTACATCTGATCTGTCAGCCGTATCAGCCCGTCTGAGCAACGTGGAAGCCAACTATATCAGCGCCAGCACTGTAAAGGCAGACTACATGGAGGTATCCAACTGGACATCCTCTGGGGTGATTAAAGCGGACAGAATCAGCGCTGCGACTATCGTAAATAAGCTATCAAGCGTTGATCTGGTCAGCGTAAGAGCAATGGGTGTCAGAGGGTACATGAATTATAAAGGTACAGTAGTTGCGTGGAGAACAAAAACCATTAGTGGGACTGTTATAACTTATTTGGGACCGGAGGATTAAGAGATATGAGCAATTTAGAAATCAAGGAATTTAGTCAGGCAATCGCAAATTTTGTAGAAGCATCTCCGTTGCCGGAGGAAGTTAAGCGCATGGCATTGCAGGAGAATTTGGCACGACAGGAACAGAAAGCCAGGGATGCATTGATGGCAGAGATTGCGGCCAGGGATGCTGCCGAGGTTGCAAAACAGGAGGTGAAGCAGGATGCAGAGAGCGTATGACTGGGAAGAGGATTACTGGGAGAATAAACCATCTATCAAAACAGCATTAAATAAGACCAACATGGACAAGCTAAGTAATGCGACTCGCATTATTGACGAGCGTGTGATTACACTGGATCTGACTAAGCTGTCAACTACAGAGGCTAATGGGATGATCACGGGAATTACCATTAATCAGGATAATGGCGATATTACGGTTACTTATTATTCTGGAGCAACCAAGGTATTACATACCCTGATGGCACAGATTGCCATCAACTTCGGCTATGATCCGGTTACCGAGCAGCTTATTATCTACTTAAAAGATGGAACAGAACAGTACATAGATATGTCTGCACTCATCACGCAGTTTGAATTTTTAGACTCGGATACTATTTATTGGACCATCGGGAAAGATGGCAAGGTAAAAGCTGATATAAAGAAAGGGAGTATTACGGCGGATAAGCTGCAGCCGGATTACCTGGCGGATATTACCGTACAAGCAGAAACGGCAACACAGCAGGCATCTGCGGCGGCATCATCTGCAGCACAGGCCAAGATAGATGCGGATCGAGCAGAATCGTATGCAAAAATCACTGAACCTAAGTTCTATCTGGATGAAACCACGATGAACCTTTATATGAAGGATGGCGCAGGAGTGGATTTTGTAGTAGTTGATAATGTTTTATATTGGAAGGTAGCATAAGGAGGACAATGACATGGCAGCACCGGAAGGTTACAATGCTCTCGGAAAAATCGGAATATCTTACAAAGGAGATTACGACTCCAATACCACATATGAGCGACTGGACGCGGTTGAACATAACGGCAGTACATATCTGGCTATTAAAGATGCTCCGGACGGAGCTCCCAGGGATGATAAGGTAAACTGGATCTATCTGGCCAAAGGGTTCAGCGGTGACATCGGAGATTCCGAGATCACTTTTACCGAGGCAGAGAACCGCGAGAACATTAATACGGGCGAGAGCGTAAAGACGGTCTTTGGCAAGATTAAAAAGTTTTTTGCGGACTTGACCGCACCGGCATTTGCACAGATGATCACCACAAAGGAGGATCTGTTAGCTACCAAGGCTACCGGATATGTGCCGGATGCCAAGGCGGTAGCAGATGCATATACTGAGTTAAATGGCAAGTTAGGTAACTTTTATTTATTATATTCTCATTTGTGTGGGACTGCCGGAAATTCTATTTGGAGACAAAATCCTCAATTTCCAGAAGAATATTATGCTCAATATACAGTCCCGGAGAAAGAAGGTTATAGATTCTTTTTCTCGTTTTGGCAAATATCTTGGACAAACAATAATGAATATTGTAATTATCTTATACGTAATCCTTTTTTACACGAAAAAAATGGTAATATCGAGGTATATTCCAAGGATGGAACACCTACTTTTGTGCCAGTATTCTTATGCATATATCTTCCAGTGTAAAATTGCCATTTAACGAAGTAAATCAGATGGCGGGCGCAGCCACAAGAGCGCCAGAAAGGAGCCCACATGGGTTACATTAAATTTAAAAATAAAGAGACCGTACAGAAGGTCATAGTATCTGAAGAGAGTCCTCATGTGATCAGAATCACCGGAGACAATCTCGTTGTAAATACTGACGGCTTCAGTCTCTATCTGGACGAAGATTGCAAATATCCGCTCGATAATGGTGAGTATGAGGCATACAATACTTTGTTCCGAGAAGGTGACGGCTGGTATGAGCTGTCCGATGACGGATCTGTCTATGTTGAGCCGGTTGCACCGGTGCAACCGGAGCCCACAGAGGAAGAACTGGCAGAAATGGCCAAACAGGAACAAATCCGACAGGTAACAGCACAGATCAATGACTTGAAGGTACAGATTGCTGCAAGCGACTATAAAGTAATCAAGACCTACGAGTATTCTCTGCTGGGAGAGCAGGCGGAATACGACATGGAAACAGTCCATGCTGAGCGACAGAATCTCCGGGATCAGATCAACGCACTGGAGACGCAGCTGACAGAATTAACAGCAGAGTAGGAGGCTGCCAATGAGAGCAAGAGACGGACCCGCGTAATTACATAGCAACCATTGAGCCAAGAGCCGATTACTTCCCTGCCGGGAGGTGACCGGCTTTTATATTTGAGTGAGGTGCGGCAACATGAACGAAACCGAAATGGAACATCGGCTTACAGAGGTAGAATCCAGATCAAAATCCAATACTCATAGGATTGATAAGTTGGAGAGAGTGACGGAAGAAATCCACACCATGTCAAACACAATGATTCAGTTGGTGGAGGAAGTAAAACACACCAACGAGACGGTATCAAGCTTGGATCAGAAGGTTGAAAAGATGGACAGCCGAGTGGATGATATGGAGCGTGCTCCTGGGAAAGAGTGGAGTAATGCAAAGAGAACAGTTTTTAATACCATTGTTAGCGGACTTATAGGAGCTATAACTACAGGACTTATCTGGGCTGCGGTACGGGCATCCCAGATGTTTTAAGAAAGAGAGGATAACATTATGGATTTATCATTTTTATTGCAACTCGTAGACCCCATCATTTTGGGAATCTGTCTGCTGACAGGTTATGTGCTTAAGGAGGCATTTGACAAGTTTCCCAACAAGTTTATTCCGCTTGCATCCCTGAGCATGGGAACCATCATTGCAATCATTATCCACCTACAGGCCGGTATCAATGCAGAGGTTGTATTGGGCGGAATGATCTCGGGACTGGCTGCCACCGGCATGTATGAACTGTTGAGGAATCTGCTGGACTTTGACGGAAAGAAGGAGCATTCCTGTTAAGTAACAAATAACCGGTTTGCAAAAAATGAGTGCCACCCATAGAATAA